AATGCAGGCAGTCAGACATCGAATGTCTGCCACCATTGACTCTGAGTTGAGTGCCGCTGCGGGATCTGTGAGAAAAACAGACCCATTCTGGCCGGTTCCTGCCAGAAAGGTTGCGTTCACCCCCATGCCGTAGGGAGTGGTGAGTGAGTTGAGGGCGCCAGTAGCTGAGCTGGAAGAAATGTACCCGAACAGATTCGCTTCCTCAGGGACTTCCCCTGTGGCAGGCGAATAGTCCGGACACCACAACAGGTAGCCGCAGGTGCCAGTGGCACCGGCAGCTCCCGTTATGGAGATTGAACTGTGAACCCGCGAAATAGGACCTTCGATTTGCCCATACTGGCCTGCCACAAGAGTAGACCCACAGGGGTCCGCTATCATGGTGGCGATTGATGTGGCAAACGAGGGTCTCCCGTTTCGCTTGTTCTTCTTCTTCTTCTTCTTCTTCCTGGGCTGGGTCCTAAGGACCACAACCCTTGCTTTCTTTTTCTTTTGGGCCATTACCCTCTTAGACGAATCTTGCCGGGGCTTTAAGCATCAGCTCGATGTTCAAGGCCAACGGATGATTACGCACCTCACAGCTCAGTTGGTAGTTTCTTTCGTCACAAGCCTTAGCAGAAAGATAGCGAAACAGCGTTTTGCTTACGTTTTCTGGATAGGCCAATCTGTCCGCAGGGAATTCCTGGGAGCAGAAGGAGAACTTGTCTTTGTTGATAGTGTAAAATTTCAGAGGGTGCCCCAGTGCGCGGTATTTTTCAACCGCTCCTTCGACTCTTTCCTCTAAACAATCATCTCCCATGGCAATGGCCCACTGAGATCCGGCCAAATAGGCCAGAAGAACTCGGATACGGGAATTGCTGGAGGAGGTGTTGAAGAGGCCCGACAACTGGATGGTGAAGGGCAGAGTGAAGAGCTTGCCGTTGGGCAGCGCAAACACTGGGTGTGAGATGAGTTCTGCTCGTGCGAGCAGAAGCCGATAGGCAATCGAGCCTGGTTGAGCCCCCATCAGGCGGGCACGCATTTTTGCTTCCCAGATGTGTTCCCATTTCTGGATGCTCCAATCATAGCCTGTAACATCACCGCTGGCCACTTTACTTAGGTCATTGTTGCACAGCTTCATCACCCTACTTTTCAATAGGATGAGCTGCACATCGTCAAACCCAATCCCAGGTTGGGATGGAATAAAGTGGTGTTGCGCGATTTCTTGTTTGTTCTGAATGGTGCACAGCAGGCGGTCAATTAGTTGGTCAACCAGGGGGACGCTCATAACGAGTCGCCACCTTTCCTGCAGAATCTTGATCTTTGCGTGAGGTTCATCCTTGGTGAATGCTCTCACGACATCACAGAGCCCCTTTCTAACGTTTTCGCACGGATCTTCACTGATATCCAGCTCTAATAGAGCCTGTATTCGGTCAATCACGCACTCAACGATGAACTGGGGGTTCTTGAGGAGTAGCTTGTTGGTGTCTGCCAGTTGTTTAAGGGGTACCCCTGGACCAGAGTTTTGGTTCACTTGAAAGTCTATTTGGTCATAGATCTCCGTGGCCAATGCTCTGATGTCCAGGGTTGCCCCCGCAAACCATGGCGGAATGGGGGTTTTTGGGTACTGTTGGAAAATTTTCTCGGTAGCAGCGGCTAACGCACCTGTTTCTGGAACTCCTGATGGAGCTCTTCGATTTATGTGTGCCGTTAGTGACGCCCTAATTGCTGACTGGTCCTTGGGAGGCCAGATCCATTCCGCTATCTCAGGGAAGTCGCAGACGACTGCTTCTGGGATTTCGGGATTGGTCTTTGCATGGGTGGGGAAGTAGGTGACGCTTGTTGATCCGACGATTCGGATTTCTTTTGCTTCTTCCGGTCCTTCCGTTTCTGCTTGTTCATCTGCGCTTTCGTTGTGCCAGATGTATCCGCCGAGCTCATACAACTCTCCCCTTGCCCGGCAGGAGGGGGAGAGTCGTTTCCCTGCTCAGAGGTAAACGCTGTAACCACATCCTCCACCCGTAGGTCGTCTTCCTCATCCTCCAGGGCACGGATTTCTGCTTTGAGTCTCTCCTTGTTTTCAGCGATTATTCGTCGCTTACTCTCAAGGGCTTGTTTCTCTGCAAGTTTTTCCATGGCCTGTTGTTTGAGTTCCTCCACCTTTTCGTCCATTTGCATAGCATGCCCCTTGTGCATTTCTCTGTAGATCTTCGTTTCCTGGCGCATGGTGTG